CTTCACCGAGTGAAGTCTCACTTTCCAAGGATACCAAAATGGCATCCTTGGTTGGCAAGTTGTTGTATTTCAAGATAAACTTGGATACAATAGAAAATACCGTTTTTTCCGACTTATCGTGAAAGTAGGCTTCGTTAAGAAAGGGTACAACCTTTCTTGAATAGTCCTCGTTTAGCACAAGGTTTTTCAAGATTACTGATTCCATGGTTTTTATTATACTTTCAGTTTAGCTGTTGTCCATTATTGATCTTGATGAACGTCATCTTCTAGATCTACGGGATCTGGTTTTTTGGGTTCTACGCCACTTTCAACAATTTGAACAAAAATTTCTCCAACAGTGTTAGTAAAATTTTGCTCTTCTTTGTTAAAGTTTTCTGGTGCATTAACTATATCAATTTCCATATTGACGTGCAAATCGTCACTATCTTCTTTTAAACTTATTTTTCCAAATCGAAAAATAATGTCTTTATAAGGGCCCGCTGTAATTTTAATTGGGCAGTTTTGTGTGGGGTCAATGGTAACATCCTCCACAAATGCATACTCAATTTTGCTGTCCATATTTAAAATCCTTTTGAACTGCTATGTCGAGTTTATTTAGAATGTCCAGAGTAAAATACTTTTCCGGCTCATCATCAATGTTTTTTTCAAACACCTTTGATCCATCTGGCAATTCAATTCTAGTAGAAACCTTTTTAAAGATTCCGTATTTGATTGCAAGATCAGTGAGACCATAATACCTGCTGAGACCGGATGTATAATTTAGCCTTGTCTCAACCTGCATGTTTTCCTTGACAAAACGATTCTTGTAGTTGGTGCACTTGATAAAATTTCCAACAACACCATCGTCCGTCTTGTCTTTGCTCTTTGAGAGAGTAAGAATATTGCTGGCAGCATACTTCAAACCAATACCACCACCAAGTTCTTTGGTAGGTACATACGCACCGATGACCTGATATGTGTGGTTGGTGAGAAGCATGGGAATCTTTGCCTTTCCCAACTTAAGAGTTAGTACACGGAATGTTGCCTTGGTCTGCTGGGCCTTGGTCATGTCACGAACATCCTTGCCTTCAGCTGAATCAGTCATCTCCTTGCGGGTAGACAACATGCCAAGTGAGTCAAGAATCATGAAGACCGGCTTGCGATCCTCTTCGGGCTGCTCAAGAATGTCATTGACAATCTTAAGTGCCTGTGTCTTGAACTCTTCGATTGTGGCAACGGGAATGACCGCCACGCGCTCAGGATCAACACCCCGTGCAGTGAACATGTCGGATGTCACTGCTTGCTCGGTATCAAAATAAATCACAACACCGTCTTTGTGATCCTTTAGGAACTGGCCTGCAATGCCAATGGCGTAGAAGGTCTTTCCCGTTGCCGGATCTCCTGCCAAGCAAGATATCTTGTTGTTTGGTAAACCCCCGAAGATCGATCCAGACAGCAATGCATTCAATGCATACGAACCGGTATCGATGAAGCCAGATACATCCGCCCCATCGATACCTTCCGATACAAGAGTTGCGTCAGGATTATCGATTTTGCTTATTAGATTTTTTAGATACTTTGACATTTTTTGCTTTCTTAACGGAAAGTATAACACTTGCATAGTTGTCTGCAAGGTTGTTTTCATCAATTTCTATATTAGTAATTATAGGGGTGTCTTCAACATCAAGAAGTCTATCACCAATGATATAGCATGGACCGCCTTCAAAGTCAAATAGACCAGTGCCGTGGCGAGTATAAAGAGACCTGCCTTCGATTCGGTAACGTCCGTCTTCAAGAAGCGTAATAGTTCGTTCATCACCATATCTAGATTTAAGTTTCTTCACCATTTCTTAACACTCCTCATTTATAACTTTGAGCAGTTCGATCTCTTCTTTCAGATCTACAATCTCTTGTTCTAAACTTTTTATGCGCTCTATTTGCTCTTTAATCAATTTTTCATATTTAAAAATTTTTGACTGAAGTATATTTGCATCCACAACATCATGAACCAATTCTTTGCTCATGATTGCGTATTTTCTTTTGGGTTTATAGTAATCTTCGTATCCCATTTTATTATTATACCTCAAACAAAAAACGATTCAAGTGTTACTTCATTGCTTATTGACCAACCAATAGCCTGAAGAATATTATCCAACGGTTCTTTAAAAGTTTTGTCAAACTGCTTTGTACGGTCTATATACTTTTCTAGTTGAAATTCTTTTGGTGGTTTGTTAATAAAACCTATAACGGCATCTTTTCCACCCATACCATATGGGTTGGGAACCTTTACAAACACAAACTTCATCTTATCGTTTTCTTTGATTGGCTGGACATCCTTTGTGAGATCCAGTTTTTTCAAATGCGCATTGTGCAATAGTGCTGCCTTGGTTGCAATCGGAGTCCCTGTCTTGTATATTTTACCACTGTCTTTGTATTTTGCAAGACCCTTGACGCCCCGAGGAGCAGCGATGTCTTCTATTGGCATCTTCATAAAAGCATCATAAAATTCATCCACATATGATCGCAATTCCTCGGGGGTTTTGGTCAAGATAATCTTAATACAGTCTTTTAATTTATTTCTAACCACGGCTGGAGTGCTGCTACGCGCAGTCTCAAGACCCATGATCTTTAGCTTTGGTTCCTTGAATCTGATTCCTTCCAGATCCTGGAGATACAACGCATATCTTTTCTTCGCGATGAATATACCTGCAGATGCAATTGCCTCTCTCTTGAAGAATATCTTGTTCTCGGTGCAGCCCAGAGTATGTGCAATCAATTCCATCTCTTTCTTGAACTCTGGTTGGATCTTCTGCTCACAAACTTGGTCGATGAAATCAGTAACATCATCTATCTTTGTTTTGCTGGAAACCTGCTTTACAATTGCATCTAGATGCAGATATACGGAATCAGTATCAACAGCAATGACGTAATCTTTGTCTGTCTTGGTTACCTTCTGTATGTATTGATTCATGCAGTTCTCTGCTTTGCGAATAATTACCTGTCCCGTGACGGTAACCGCAGTAGCGAGTGCAGGAGATGAGTACACAAAAGCGGGATTGCCAAGACAACCGTACAGGCTGTTTGCGAGAATCTTCTTAACCGATTGCCGAACTTTGAGTGCCGCGATTCTCGGCAATAGTTTTTTATCTTTTTTCTGTTCATATTCCTTTTCCAGTTCAATCATCTTGTTCTTGGCTTCCTTGCGCTGATTGAATGTCCTTTCAATAAGAATTGGAATAAACCCTTTAATGTCTCTGGTGAACATTGAACCATTACATGCGAGGCATGCATTTCGGGACTCAGCATCTTCCAATAGATCCGGAAGTTTGTTTTTCTTTCCCTGCAAAAAATCATCTGCATTCAATGATGTATCGTCATTCACACATGTATCTGGTGAAATATTCCACTGCATTATGATTGAGGGATACAGGCTTGTTGCATCAAAGCTGACGACATTATTGTAGAACCCGGGAACTATTTCTTTTACATAAGCACCGACAAACTGCTCATCCTTGTCATATTTCTTCTTTAGGTATGGGATTATGTTTTGCTTTAGCAGATAGTCACAGCAGATGGTTTCCCAAATTCGCGTGGCAAAAAATACAGTGTCGTAAGTTATCTTTGCCTCGTATGCGATTGACACAGCAAGATCGATAAGTTTTAGTTTATCGTCAAGTCGTTCAACCAGGACAGCGTCTTGGATGTTATATTCTGCAAATTTTTGAAAGTTTTTTTTGTAAAACTCACGCAGTGAGCCATACTCGCTATAATCCAATTTTTGTGCATCCAGTTCCACCTTTGCTATATTTTGCAATGCATAGCTTTCTTGGCTGGTACCGGAAAACTTCTTATACAGATCCATGTAATCTAGAATCGTATAGCCGGGGAACTCATAAATTTTATAGTTCTTTCCGCCTATATCAGTCTCACGCATCTTCATCAAACCAAAAGGCAACCAACTCTGTATATCTTCCGGTTCGTAAAAAAGCAATGCCCTACCTATTATATAGGGCATATCAAAGAGCTTGATGTTCCACCCGGTTATGATGTCAACATCTTCTTTGGCCAGAACCTCAAATATTTTTTTAATCAATTCTTTTTCGGATGCAACCATGATCACCTTGCAATCTGGCAAGGTAACTGGAGTAAAACTTATTACATAGGTTGTACCGTTTATTCTTATGGTTATCAGATTGATTCTTTCGTTGGGTGAATCTAGATCTGGGAATCCTCCTTCTGATTCACACTCCAAGTCAAGATATGCTACCTTGATTTGGGAAAGATCGTATTCCACCTCAGCCGAATAAGTCTCCATGAGGTATTGAGTAATAAAATCAGTGTTTCCGTAAATCGGGCAATCATTTAAATCCCTGTATTGGTCTAAGAATTGACGACAATCGTAAAGGGTATCAAACCGCATTCGGTTTACCTTGACCCCATTTAGCGAACGATACTTGGTATCTTTTTCTGTCTTAATAAATAAAGATGGTTTAAAAGAAACAGTGTCCGTAAAACGTTTACCGGTTTTGTAACCTCGCACAAGTATCTTGTTGCCCTTGAGGGCACATGCCGTATAAAATTTCATGGAGTATTTTTTGCAGCCTTGTCAGTCAAAATTCCCTGTAACAATACCATGTAGTTAATCACATCGATAATGCTATCTTCTACCGTCTCGTTTCCAACCTTTAATTCCCCTTTTTGCAAAAAGGTGGAAATACGAGAAATTTTATCCACGACCCGCAACATGAGTCCTGACTCGGCAGTGGCAAATCCAAGTACTTCCCCGCGTTTAAAATTAGCAAATGGGTCTGAGCCGGTAGCATAGTCTGCGGATTTGTGTTGGACGATAATTAAGGCTCTGCGGCAAATTTCTTGGTGTAATACAAATAATTCATCTCTCGTCATAGTAAAAACACTATGCCTTAAAGATAAGCCCTGTCAAGTATAAATATTAAGACACGGAGTTTTTAATGGATTTACCAAAAGTATTTGAAATTGCAGCATATTCAGTAGCTGGGTTATTTGGCTTTGGATACGGAATTAAAAAATTTTGGAAATCTGGATTCAAAACAGATAATTTTATTGCAATTCATACAGAAATCCACGAATTGCTTACGGAACTCAGAGTAAACAATAAAGCCATGCGTGTATCCGTTCTGCAATTCCATAATGGAGAATATTTTATGGATGGCATTTCAATGCGGAAGTTTTCAATAACTCATGAATCTTCGCATAAAGGTTACATTTCTCAGTCTTTAAAATTTAAAAATGTTTTGTGTTCTTTGTTTATTCCTCTATTAAACAAAGTATTGGAGAATAAATCAATTATCCATCATGTTGATGCAATGTCAAATTCTTATGCCAAACACTTTTTTGAAGACGAAAATATATCTCACTATGCGTGTTTACCGCTAAGAAACAAAAACACAAACATAGGGTTTGTTTTGATACAGTGGCATTACGATTTTCCACCAAACATGGAAAACCAACACGCTACGATGGAGTATTTTAGTAACATTCGCGATTCAATAGAAATTCAACTTTCTTATCAAAAAAATTGAGGTATTAATGAGCGTAGAACTATTATCACTAATTGGTGGAGGATTTACGGGATTTTTGTTTAAATACTGGGCCCAAAGAGCTCAAGACCAAAAAGAAATTTTTGAACGTCTCATTAAAGCCAATTCCCAAACTACAGAAAATCAAGATAA